TACTTGCAGTGCTTATCAACTCCCTGGATTTGAAGAGCGATATGAAGAGTTTATTCAACTTGGTATCGATGCTATTTACTGCATCTCTGTTAATGATGGATTTGTAATGAATGCCTGGGCAAAAGATCAGGGTATTGAAAAAGTAAAACTCATTCCCGATGGTAATGCTCATTTCACACGTGCAATGGGTCAACTAGTTCGCAAGTCTAATCTTGGATTTGGTGAGCGTTCCTGGCGTTATGCTGCTGTGGTTGATAATGGTATCATTGAGAAACTGTTTGAAGAACCTGGCAGGTCTGATAATGCTGCTGACGATCCCTATGGAGAAACCACTCCAGAAAAAGTTCTTGAGTATCTTCAACAATAAAGTAGAGGAGGATTAGTCCTCCTTTTTTAATGCAAAAAAATAAATAACAGAGCCTCACATACTCTATAATGTCAGACAAGAATCAAGAATCTCCTGAAGTTAAAGAAGAAAAGAAAAAAGGTTTCCTTGGCAAGATAAAAAATGCTGCTGAGGATCATGAAGGTCAGTTAGAAGCAATCAGTACAATGGTTAGACTGGGGATTCTAGTCTGGTCTGGTGGTATTCTTACCCTGGCATATATTAAACTTCCAGCTGCTCTTGGTATTCCAGAACAGAAACTTGATCCCACTTTTATTGCATCCGTGTTCACTGGGGTTCTAGCTACCTTTGGTGTCCAGACAGCAAAGAAATCTGGTGATGGCACAATGAAGATGGGTACTGGTGGCGGAATCACTAAAGCAGATCTTGAGAAATTGATTGCTGCTGCTGCACAGACAGCACCTGCTCAAACAATTCGTATTGAACAGGCACCAATTCAAATTTCTACTGTAACGGATAAGAAGTCTGGTGAACCACCTGTAATGCCAACAATTTGATGTTAGTAACTCAAAACAATCTATATGTAAATGTGAGCAATTTCTCATAGATAGAGTAGTTGCAAATACCTAATGGAATACTTACTTGGTAAGGCACTGTTAGTTATAGCAGTGCCTTTTGTCTTGACAACATTATTTGTTGCTACAAGAAAAGGTAACTATTATGATTCCAAAGACTATAAGGGAAATGGGACCGCACACTAAGCAAAGGTTCCATTTTGCATCATCATCTTTTTCTAGATTGTATGGTGTAAACCATGTTACTTCAAGTATGATTGATTATTGTTATGACTGGGCAATGAGTGATGAGTCAGCACCATTAGATTGTTTAAATCAAGTAGACAGGTATTTTAGAAAAAAATGGGACACTTCGCAAGAGTAGCATTAGAAAATCCAGTATCATTAGGATTCCTTTGTTATCTTTTAGTTGTTTTTCCTATCATGGGCATATGGGCAGTACACAGACACAAGTGGCAACACTGGGAGCCTTTCAATAAACATGAATGATATTAATGATCCTGTTTGGTCCGTAATCATACTTCTGTGCTGTGGATTAGCATTTACGCTATATTGTGTCATATATATCTTACGCCTATCACATAAGGAACTAGAAGAAGATGTCCAAGAGTCCGAACAAGGGCAAGAAGGGGACTGCAAACAACAAGAAGCAGAACCAGGGCAACGCAACAGCAAAGAAAGCTAAGAACGGAGGTAAGAAGAAGTAATGGGTGCTATGCTTCCACCTAGCAGGAAGTCCTGCTATAATTTCCGAGTAGTGGAAATAAATAGGGTTGTAGACGGTGATACAATCGATGTCACTATTGATCTGGGTTTTGACCTTTATAAGAAAGAAAGAGTCAGAGTTGCAGGAGTCGATACGCCAGAGAAACGAACTAAGGACGACGAAGAGAAGGCTCTTGGTTACGATGCAACCCACTGGCTCGAAGACAAGCTCAATGGTGCTATCTCTGGTGATGATGACCTCGTTATTAGGACTGAGCTTGTTGGGGGTGTTGGCAAATACGGTAGACTCCTGGGATGGCTTTATATTGGAGATGGAGAAGTCTCTCTCAACGAACAAATGATCACCGAAGGATATGCCTGGGCATACGATGGAGGAACTAAGCAGAAAAACTTTGAAGAACTAAGAGAAATTAGACGTGCTAAAGGAACTTTGATTTAATGATTAGTCTCTATCTGACAGTTGCTATTGTTGCTTTGATGATTGCTTATGCTGGAATTGAAGGAACATTAAGAGTGTTTGTTTGGTTGGACCTTCAAATAAGATACATTCCGTTAAGAATTAAAATAGAATTGATGAAGCGTAAGTTGAAAAAAGAGCTAGATAGAGATATGAAACTGTTTATGAAAGACTTCAATGACTAGTCCACTAAGTTGTGTTAAAAACACAAGACAAACATACAGTATACAATTACAAAAAGTAATCACTGAAGTCCAAGTTCAGTTTGGTGATGAACATCCTGCATGGATACCTTATACTACCCTTCTTTCCATTCAAAATTACAAAAATGCAAAAAGTAATTAATGTAATTGCAATCTTATCTGGTTTGACTTCTGCTGCTCTTATAGGTGGCACAAGTTATGTCCTTCTTAATAAGGAAGCTCTGATTGATCAGGCAAAGAGTGTTGCTACTAAGGCAGCAACAGAAGCAGTCACTGCTGCCCTTCCTGGTATGCTTGACTCCAAGATGCCCAAGATTCCAAATTCCACAGGTCCTGCTATTCCTAGCGTAAAATGACTCCCAAATCTCCCCTCAAGTGGTTTGCTGTTACAGTAGGTGGTATTGTTGCCTTTGCTCACATTGGTGTTCTAGGGCACCTTATCAGGTCATCTGATAGTCTTAGGCATCCTATTGTCAATCTACCTCAAGGAAGATACTCATCCTATCAGGTTGATGTCAACAAAGATGGATACAGCATAAGATATAGGGCAGATGATCCGAAAGTTTTATCATCTGAAAAAAATCTTGATTTAGATAAAACCAAAAGAGGTTTATTTGGTGGTGGCTCAGAAAAAAGAATTGAGTATCGTCGTGATGAGTACACTGCTGGAGGTAATAGAAATATAGGGGGCGCCATTAATGGCGAGGGAAAGTCTGCAGAAGACATAGAGTGTATAGTGGCGGACGCTGGAGCACGGTCACAAGGTGCAATGGCAGGAACAGCAATTAGTGCTGGTTTAATTGTACCAGCAGTATCCAGCATTCCATATGTTGGTTGGTTGGCAAGTGGATGGGCACTTCTCTTAGGACAAAAGGCAGGATCTGAACTTGGTTCAGAAGTAGGATCAGTTTTTAATGATTGTTAATATATAATAAAAGATTTTTAATTATGACTACATCAAGAAGAAAGAAGAGTAGAGATGCTGAAGGAAAATTTTTCCTTTATGTTGCATTCCACTCAGTATTCACTGCGATTGCGAACTTATTTAAAGACGATGACTGATGGAGATTCGTGATATTGGTACTGGGGATATTCAAATAAGAAACTTGAATATTCCTTCAGTTAGAGAGGTCTTTGATAATACTTCATACTCTTTACCACAAACTCCTCCAGTAGTGGTAAATATTGGTGTGCCTATCGTTGACGTACCAGGATGCGTAGAAGCTCATGAAGCGAATAATAAGTCAAAAACGCTTCAAGGGGATGACCCTAAGGGACTGGTTACTTACTGCGATAGTGGTGTCCCCAGTTTTAATCCTATTACTTTTGAACCAAATCAATTAGTTCCTACACCAGTACCAAAAGTAGACACTAGACAGAAGGAAGAACCAAAACCACCAGGACAAGTAGAACTACCTCAAGCAGCACCACCTGCTACTGCTAAGGTGGACTGTCCTACAGCAGCACAGGCAGCAAAAGAACCTGTAGGAACATATCTTGAAGGGTTCAGAAAGAAAGTTACTGACTATCAGTTGATTGGTAACCAGTGTATTCAGATCACAGAAAAAGTTTCCATCCCAGAGCAGGTAATTGCTGGTCTTCCTAGTGCTGGATCTGTTGTAACGACTGGTGGTATTGCCGTGGTTGCTACAGCATCAGCACTTATGGCAAAACCGCTGGCAGATATCCTACTAAAGGTTATCAAACCAACGGTCAAGAAAGTTATGAAAAAGATTGCTACTATCAGGGGGAAGTCTGTTCCTGTTTTGTCTGTAAAGGAGCGCCAAGATCTTCAGCGCGAGAGGACAGAGGCGATTCGGGCTCTGAAGAAGGTTCTGAAACCGAAGGGATAGAATGTTTATGTGGGGGAATGACACCACCGGGGTTAGTAACAACCACATCCGCACACACTTTATAATATGGAGACTTGGGGTGGAAATAGATACCTTGCTTCTTCAACTCGCCACAATTCTTCAATCTAGCGATTTCAAAGTCTAAACGCTTATTGGCGGTCAGTTGCTGCTGTAAGGCGATTTGAGTTGCCGCTGCTTCCTTACACTGGTCTTGAAGTTTCTTATCTTGTGGAATGCTCCAGGTAGCACTGACGCCTAGTGAGATATTAAAGTTATCTTTTTGCCCTGTTCTTGTAGGGACTGTATATAAAATGGCACCAGGATTGTCTAGAGACCCATCATCATTCAGGTCTCTCATATCATATACTGGATCATCATAATAAGGTTCATATGGTTTCTGCATAGAAGCAGCACCCGTCACAAATGGAGTTATGTTTAGTGTAGGTCCTTGACACTGGATTCCACCACCATAGGTGTTTGTAATGTAAGGACCTTGTAAGACCTGAATGGCTTGATTGGTGACCGATCCGGAACTATTTGCTACCGGTGCCGCAGTTGCACTTACACCCCCCACAGTTTCTGCATGAGCAGGGATTACACTTGCAAGTTGAGTTAGACATAGGATTATTGGGTAAAAATACTTGTGGTGTCGGTCACCGATTGAATTTCCGTGGTTCTTTGAATTATCGTTTGATTGCTTAAACCAGGACCCTGATAGGTTTCTGTGAACTGAAACGCTGCGCCTGGTGTTGTTTGTGTGAATGTTGGTTTGCTTGTTACGCCAGTCCATGATGAGGTCACTCCTTCTATGGTTACATTATTAGCACCTGTTCCTGGTGAAAGGTCTCCTGATGCTGTTACTCCAGTTCCCGATACTGAATATTGATATCCTGTGTTATAGTCTATTGAATTTATAGTTTCCGTAACCTTGCTTGTTGTTTCGGTATGAGAGGTCATCGAGCCCTGTGTAAAATTTGGTACTACAGGAACTGCCCGTGAAATTGACGGGACAAATGCATAGAACAAACCCACACTTAGGGCACCGATGATACTCCTCTTCATTACCAGACTCCATTATTATCTAACGGTGATTTCGCTTACAAACTGGCCAGTTGCACTGGTGCCACTTCCAGCAGCGGTAAGAGTCATTGCTCCCGCAGTCGTGATAGTACCAGCAGGAGTGCCAGTACCAGCAGCAGTAGAAGTTTGACTAGATAAAGCACTGACAGCACCTACGGTAGGAGCGGCTGTTACCAAAGCATCACCCTGTGTAAATGACTGAGTGTATGAGAATGAAGCACCGTCCGTTGTTTGATATGCCGTTGGAAGAACAGCAGATGAAGCAACACCAGATGAAAGTGTCCCAAGACCACCAACGTTGAGGTCTTCAGATCCAGCACCACCAGCAACATCTAATGAAACACCATTTCCAGAGACGGAATATGTATTTCCAATTCTCTCAACTTGTGTTGCAGCAGCATTCACAGTTAGTTGAACGCTAGAAGAGAGTTTATGAGTAATATCGGCATGTGCAGGTGCCGCCATCATTAGCATACCAAAAGCAATCAATGCTTTTTTCATTTTAGATTTTCAGGTATATAACTGTCTTTATTTATTGCTATAAATATTGTAAATTAATTTTTAATGAAATGAACGAACAACAAAATCATTTAGCACAATTGGTTGAGCAAAGAGAAAAACTTGCTGTTGATTTAGAAAAACTTGGATCACAATCCACAAGAACCAGAGAGTTATTTTTGAAGACGCAAGGTGCCATTGAGTATCTGCAAGCAGTCGGAGTCACACTGCCAGAACCAGAAGTCACCGAAGAAGCAGCAGAAGAAGAGACCGCAGAAGAAGGTTGACGGATACAGTTTGATCCCTTATAATATGAGGGTCAACAAGGGCACGTAGCATAATGGATAATGCCCCCGCCTTCTAAGCGGTAGATTGCTGGTTCGACCCCAGCCGTGCCTGTTGTCCCTCTTTCGTTATGGACCCAATCAATCCAATAAAAGTTTTAATACTCATTGGAGAACTTGAAGGGTGTTATGCCCATACCAAGAAGTTGGGTTTTGAAGAGGACAATAAAATCCTTGCTGAGATGAAGCAGAGGTATTATAAACTCTACTTCAAACTCTGTAAGGAACAGGGTATTAAACCCCTGTAATCCCGTTTAGCTCAGTTGGTAGTAGCGTTTGACTGTTAATCAAAATGTCGCTGGTTCGAGCCCAGCAACGGGAGCCTGCCACTCTAGCTCAGCTGGATAGAGCAACGGTTTTGTAAACCGTAGGTCGTCGGTTCAAGTCCGACGAGTGGCTTGACAAGGTAGTACACCTTGTCTTAT